CATCGCTGTGTAAGCAAGACCGCCAACTCGACCAAGCGAGTTTTGTCCAAGTACACCGTTTGTGGTGTAACCCAAAACTGGTCGCTTGTTGCTGTCCAACTGTGCACCCAACTTTTCCCACACGTCTGGGCTTACGCACAAGTGTGTTGGGAAGTAGTTGCTGTCCTCTGCAATTTCGCGTGCTGCGTCATACAACGAGTTGATCAACGATGTTGGGTCTCCAGCGGTGACAGTCCATGTTGAGCCCGATGCTGTTTTTCCTGCAACAAGTGCATCTGCTGCAATGTTGTCGGTTGCAATCATATACTCACCAGCAAGGTCATTCAGGATCAAGTTCATTGCTGCAGGATCAGTAAAGTCCATGTCTTGCATTGTCAACGTGACTTGACCAGCAACAGTTGACTTAGTAACAGTGTTTGATGCGATCACCATTGTGGTTGCGCTTACTGCAGAGCCTTCGGTCTGTGTTGCGGCACTTGTGTGCGTGGTGATTGTTGGCCTAATGAAAGTCTTGCTTGGTGTGTTTGGCATTGCTTTTGCACCAAATGCAGTGACTACAGGTCTGACGAAGTTTAGATCCTGAAACAGATTTTGGTAGACGGGCACTGGTAACAGGCCGGGTGTGTCAGTGGTAAGCACATCGCCTGCAGCTGCTTGCAATGCTGTTTGCTGATCGCGTACGGCTTCTTTGTATGCAGCGTTGACGTTGTGGAAAGTGTCTCCACCAGTGTGCATTGCTGCCAAGTATTCGCCTGCTGATGGCATGGCAAACTTGCGTTTTGCTTGTGCAAAAATTGGTGCAGTTGGGATGGTTGCCTCGACTGCTGGGATGGTTGCTTCGCTCATGGGTTCTGTCTCCTGTGTAGGTTCTGTTTCTATAGTACTTATTTCTGGCTCGTCTTGTGGGATACTCGCTGCGATGTCGGTGATGATCGCACCTGCAAATGCTGGCACTGGCACTAGCGACAACTCGATCCAATCGGCGGCGGTCACTGTGATCGTTCCGTCTTTGGCTGTGGTGTATTTAGTTGGATTTACCCCAACCGATACAGAATCCAAAACGCCATCAAGGGCTAATTGCAACGCATCATCGCCTTGTGCAGTTTTGCTAATTTTGGCTGTAAACAACATCCCCTCTGGGCTGTCCACGCGTTCCGTGACAATTCCTATGGCGCTAGAGGCCATATGGTTCAGATATAGACGTGGTGCTTTGCCGTCAACTGGCAGGCTGCCCTGCTCAAAGATCACTGACGTGCCATCGGCAACGGTGGCTGCAACGCCGTAAGGCACTGCAATTCCTGTGATTTCGCGTCGGCCTGTTTCGCCTGCAGCTGCGTCAATGCTGACCTGTGATGCAATAAGTTTAATCATGATTGCGACTGTACCTCATCGTAAGACTCAGGTTGTGCCATCTCGTTACGCTCGCTGTAATCGCCCATGAGATAGCCCTCAACATCAAACTCAACGTAAGTGCCATTAGGTAGCACATTGTTTTGGCTTAGTGTGCCGGCTATGCAATCGGCGTAGGCGCGTGCGCCAAATGTCCACAGATCGGCGCGGCTTTCGCTGCTCGACTGGTAGGAATAACTGCCTACTGACACGCCAACTAAATATGGTGGCACGTTGCACAAGCGCGCCATTTCCATTGCCTGAAACTCTGCTGAGTCAATAAGCAGCATTTTGTCTGGGCTAGTAGCTGTCTCGATGTAATGCACTTCAGGCGAAAGTGCCGCCGTCTGGTTTGTCGCTCTAGCCGCATTAAAACTTGCGGCCAAATCGGCTAATTCAGCACCTGTAAGCGGCTCTGATCCATTTTGCACCTGCAATACTCCAGCGGGAATTGCACTCGATGCGTTGCGAAACCGTGCCGCTTCTAGTTTCAGCGCGGTAGCAACAGACTGTGTTGACATTGACGTGATGCCCTGAATAGGTGATAGGAATTGCACCACATCGTTAGGGTCTAATTCGCCGCCGCTAAAGATAATTTGCTTAGACGGTGCAAACCACACTGGGCCTGATTGGTCAAGCGTCTGCACCATTGCTGCTGGTAAACGTGTAAACGCTGCAGGGTATCCATCGGTTTTACTGCGCGCGGTAACGTACCAAAAGGCTCTGCCATAGTGAAATAAATCATCAAATGTCCAACTCAGCGTAAAATTATTGGGAACGGTTGGGTCAATTTTTCGTAACCATGTGCGCGGCGCTAATGGAACTTTTTCCATTTCGTTGCCGTTCCACATTTCGTTGTACATACGCAATGGCATACAACCAATAACCGATGCAATTAGATCGCGTGCTCGACTAACGGTAGGCACAGACATCGCAGCGTTGCGCGCCTCGCCCTCAACATAGTTGTAGTAAACGCCAACCATTGCAGCGCCACCATTGTTAGACGATGGGGCATATGGCCCTGTGTAACCTGTGCCAGCGGCAGCGGCTTTTTGCGGTGGTGGACTAATAGCCGCTTTATTTGGTTTGGTAAATAATGCCATGTTTAGAGTGTGTCACAGTCTGTGCGGTTTGTGGTGGCATCGAGCCGGTATGCGATGCGGTATCCCGACGATAAGCAAGCCATCGGCCCGATGCCAAGATGATGTTAGCCCGTTGCAGTAACAATAAAAGGCTTACCGCCAGCTGACGTGGGTCGGCTGGTTAAAGCTGCTGCCCAAACCATGCAGCGCGCCAACTCAATCGGGCCAGGTGATCGTTGGCTTGACAACGCAATGCTGTTTTGTGATCTGACTGCTACAGCGCGGCTGACGTGTTCGGCAAGTTGATTGCTGCCGTCATGCCACAGCAACTTTTCGTTGATCATGTTTTTGACTGACGGCGTGAACTTAAGTATTTCGCCGTAGCCCACCACAACGCGGCGGCGCTCTAGCGACAACGGCCAATGGTTATCCACTGTTGGTGTGATCGCAAACTTGATCTGTGGGTTAGCGCATAGGCGCTCAACGTGTGCCAGCATTTCGCTAAATGTGTCTGCTACAAACTCAACTGTTGCCACTGTGCGCCGATCAGGTAGCGCTACGCAACGCACCGCAAAATACCGTGTGTCATCAAGGCTGGTTTCTATGGCTACCGTGCCACCGTCTGGTATTTCGCCGTCATACTGCAAAGCAGGCCACTGGCCCGGCTGTATCCATGACTTATCTGACGCAACCCACAGGTTGCAACTAGCGCGCAAGAACGCTGCTCGATCAGGGTTCTCAGACTCAGCCAGCAAAGTTTCCGCAGTGAGGGTTATGCCCAATGCTGGGTTGCCGTAAACCCATGCGGCAGGGGTCATCGGGTTGATGTCTGGTGGCGGTGACCATTCAGCAAAATAAAACGAGGCATTACGGCCTGTATCTATAGCCCTTAGTCCTTGCTCGCGCCAACGCAACATAGCCGTGCTCGCCTCAGTGCCAGCCGTTGACCACATAGACAAAAGCGGTGAAACCTGTGCACGTTGAGCCGGCAAAAGACCGCCGTCAATAACTTCGCGCGAAATATCCCACATTTCATCAGCCACAACTAGCGATGGGCTAGTGCCGTGACCCACAGAATTGTTAGCAGCGCGCACCAGCCAAGTTGAGCCGTCAGGCATCGTTACTCTGTTACGCCCATATGATTTCATTAGGGTTGCGTTAAACCGTGACTCTAAGATCGGTGACAATTCGTCAAAAAGCATTACCGCCAGATCGAGCCGGTGCGCGGTAGACAGCACAGTCTGTTTCTTGCCGCGTATCTTGGGCATCTCTGTGAGCCACCAACCAATAAGAGCTGTTAACGCAGTGGTCTTACCGCACTGCCTAGCCGTAGAAACAAGGCTCACCCTGTTAACTAACTCAAAGTTTTCGTCATAAAGCAGTTGCCCGTCAAGCGCCGTGTACTGCCAATCCATAAGTGACACGCCCAGATGTTCGCTGGCCCATTCCCTAACTTGCGGCGCAAACGATCCCACATGATCTGGCCTCGATGTCTGCAATCTTGGCTGAGCATGGCCGATCCCTGCCAGTTCGGGCTGGTTACGGCTGGTTGGGATAGACAAGACTTGGGTCGGGGTGAATATTTTTTTATCAGAAAAAAACGGTTCTGTTTTTGCAATTGGTGTTGCGTGGTTTCGCATTGCTTCGGCTCTTGCGTGGCTTATTGAGCGGTTGCGTTGTGCTACTTCTTTGTGTCCTTTGCGGTTGTTGCATTGTGCACAGCATGGTTGCAGGTTGTCTAGGTCGTGGCCGCCGCCGTTCATGATTGCAACTATGTGATCTACTGTGTCTGCTGGTTTACCGCAGTATGTGCAGTCTGGTTTGTGTTGCAGAATTACTGCACGGTTGCGTTTGTACTCAGGGTTGCTGTGTTCTTTACCCATTGCTACCGCGCCGCAAGCGGCTTGCTCTCGTTCTCTGTTGTTGACGTTGCATATCGGGCTTGTCCTTTGTGTCGGTTTGTTAAGTGTATGTCAACTGTATGTGTGAGTCGAGACAGAGTGATGATGCTCTACCCATCGGGCTGCCTCAATCCGATTACCTTGCAC